GTTGAACTTGCAGCATCATATAAAGCTGAAAGATAAAGAGATCCCGTTTGCCCTTGAGCGGCAAACTGCGAAACATCGTGTTGAAAGCAAACTTGTAAACTTTCAAACTTATATCTCTCATATAATTTGGCTATATTATTAAGCCATGGAAAGGTTGTTGAATTTGCTGGATTCAAAGAAAATGTATTCAGCACTGTAAAAGCTACACTTCCATTCACTGTTGCAATCCTTTCATCAAAGAAATGGACATCACTTTTCGGTTCTGTGCGGGGATTTGTAATAAATCCTCCCTGCATAGTCTCTCCATTATTTCCTCCAAAACCAAACTTTTTAATACGTGCGTTATTATTTCCGCCACGTCTTCTACGTTGTGGTCTTGGGCCTCTAGTTCCCTTTCGTTTACTTGAGGTCTTTTGAGTAGTTTGCACGATAACTTTCGCCCTCCGTGCTTTAGGCTTCCTTATTGTTTTACGAATAATTTTAGTCGACATAAAATCTACTATTTCTTTTTTATCAGGCATTTCTAATTTTTCTCGCTTTCCTGATCTTGATTGTGGATGCAATCGTATTCCCGTAAAACGTTCTTCATATATTTCATCTGATTGGATTTGGGTTTTCGCTCTTATCCAATGTTCATCATCTCTTAGAACATCATCATACTCTTTCATTAGGTATGCGATCAGGTTTCTACAAAATTTTCTTATCTGCAAATCAGTCCAACCTATACTCAATAGGGCTGCCGTTCTTTCCAAAGTTACACACGGTGAGTGTGCTTTCTTTGGCGCATAATAAACACTATTCATTACTTTTTCTCGATCATAAATCGGCACCATTACTCCATTCATTGGTAAAAAACGTGCTGACAAAAAGTCCAGGTACTCTGCTTCCCTAGCCTCAAGTGAATCTGTTGTGGTCGTCACACCAAGTGTTTTCCAAACATTAATAACTGAAACCGCATTGTAGAACTTATGCGCTTCATCTGAAACGGTCCAGGTGTTATCGTCACCTACCAACGCTTTTCGCGTATGGATTTCAAAATCTTCATATGTAGTTAACTGCACATTCTCTTGCTTACTTGTTCTAATCCAAGCATAGGCCATCAGAGTATATAATATTAATGTGTTATCAGTAATCGTATTACAAGACCCAGAAGGATTTCCCGTTTTCTTTTGAATAATTACTCCTTCAGGTGTTAAAATTAATGTATTAATTAAGTTCCGATAATAGGTTTGAATCCTTAATTGATTTTCTTTTGTGCGGAACTCTTGTGCTAACATTTTAAATCTAAATTGAGCACAACCCCACATTAGGAATACTCGCAATGATGAATCATATTCTTTTTCATCTAGCGCATAACCATTACGAAATTTGTTTAACTTTCTATACAAAGTATCCCAATTGCCTTCGTAAGGTGACATTCCTACCACTGATGCAGATTGTAAATGTGAGTCATACATTTTCTAATTCATATCGACAAATAATCTCGTACCATGTACGGTTGCGTCAACTGGCATTGACGTGAATGTTCTAATTGAGTTCTGAGATATTTTCTCAGCTGTTCGCAATTCTTCCTTTAAAGAATTTGTAGCAACACAGGTCCATGTTGGATCCACCCCGAGAAGTTTCCAATCCTCCTCTAACCATGCTTTTAAATTTAAATCATTTTCAAACAAATCTTTCTTCTTCGGATACATCGTATTAAAT